ATGACGAATAAGCCTGATTGCTCGTGGAACCTTAAAGACCTTGATGGCGTGGAAAGTAGGGGGTGGTCAAGGTAATGTCAACATTCGCCTGCGGCGGCGGGTCAAGCATGGGATACAAAGCGGGGCAGGGTGTGAGATTGTTGCGGCCAATGATATTGATCCAGAAATGGCGTGGCATTACAAAAAGAATCTTAACCCGCCGCTGTATTACCTTTGTCCTATAAGCGACCTAATAACGGCAGACTTGCCCCCTGCTTTGTTTGACCTGGACATACTCGACGGATCACCGCCGTGTTCGACATTCAGCATGGCTGGAAGCCGAGAAAAAGCATGGGGCAAGGATAAGCATTTTAGGGAAGGCCAGACAAAGCAGGTTCTAAGCGATCTGTTCTTTGATTATCTTGACCTTGTGGAACGCCTCAAGCCAAAAGTGGCAATTGCTGAAAACGTCAAGGGTATGATCTTAGGTAACGCGAAGGGCTATACTAAAATGATTATGGCGCGGTTTCGTGAAATTGGATACCGCCCGCAACTGTTCCTGATCAACGCCGCAGATTGTGGAGTGCCGCAACGGCGTGAAAGGGTCTTTTTCTGTGCTGTTCGGAATGACATTGACGTGCCGCCGTTGCAGCTTGCACCAACCCACCGCTGGATCAGCGCGGGCGAGGCTTGTGCGGATGTAGATACAGGGCCGGGGCACTCTACGCCAAACAACTTGAAATACTGGCCAATAACGCTGCCCGGGCAATCATACTCGCAGACAAAAAAGCGTCGTGGGGAAAAGGAAGGCTGCTTTAATCACATCAGAATTGACAGATCAAAGCCATCAAATACCTTAACGGCAGCCTTTGGAACGCTTACGCACTGGGATTACCCAAGAGAGTTGAATTATGGCGAGGCGAAACGCCTCGGCTCATTTCCTGACGATTACCATGCCAAGTCTGATAAAATAGGCAAATATATGATTGGCATGAGCGTTCCGCCAAAGATGGCGCAGGCTGTGGCTGAAGCAGTAATCAGCCAGTGGCTTAGGCCAGTAGAGGGGCCAGAATGATTAAAAAACGCCAAACCAAACCACCACACGCGCCAACTGAAGCCACACGTCAAACCGTGCAGCTTCACACGACGGTGGGCACAACTCAGGCAGACATTGCCCGCGTGTTGGACATTGACGAAAAGACGCTTCGCAAGTATTACCGGGATGAGTTAGACCTGGCGAAAGCGAAAGCCAATGCCACGATAGGCGGGGCACTGTTTAACCGAGCGAAATCTGGCGACACCTCGGCCATGATCTTCTGGATGAAGACGCAAGCGGGGTGGCGCGAAAAGACCGATATAAACCACACGAGCGAGGATGGCAGCATGACACCCCAGCCATCTATTACCGCAGTTGACGCAATCGAGGCCGCGAAGCAATACCAAAAAATCATGGGTAAGGATGAATGACTTCGACTTTAAAAACCCAGATTATTTACCTGTTTTTACTGACAGAGTAGGGCGGCTAAACCGCATCCGCGAGAATCCCGCCTGCATTCCCGCGATGAAAGCATACTACCGAGACAACCCCGCAGACTTTATCTCAGACTGGGGAGTAACCGTCGATCCGAGAAATGTAGAGCGGGGTCTTCCTGCACTTATTCCGTTTATTCTTTTCCCGCGACAACGAGAATGGGTACAATGGACGATGGACCGCTGGAAAGGTCAAGAGAACGGACTGACCGAAAAAACCCGTGACATGGGGCTATCATGGTTGTCTGTTGGGCTTGCATCTACACTATGTCTTTTCCACGATGGAATGATGATTGGCTTCGGCAGTCGCAAGGAAGAATATGTCGACCGGATCGGCAGCCCGAAGTCATTGTTCTGGAAGGCTCGAAAGTTTATCGAGAATGTGCCGTCTGAGTTCCGTCCTGACTGGGATCCACGCAAGCACGCGCCGCACATGCGTATCAACTTCGCGCACACCGGTTCGAGTATCAGCGGGGAGGCTGGTGACGGAATAGGCCGTGGTGATCGTTCCTCTCTCTATTTTGTTGACGAGGCGCAGCCATTGTCGTCATTGGTTCTAACCCCGAGCGGATGGGAAACAATGGCTGATATGCGAGTCGGCACTAAGGTTATAGGCGGAGACGGGATAGCAAGAAATGTTGTTTCTACCAATGATGCTGGAATTTGCGCGACTTACCGATTCCATTTTTCGGATGGAACCTGTACCGACTCTAGCCGGAATCACATTTGGAATGTGAATATGGTGCTCGGGAGCAAACAAAACAGGAACATGAGAACACATGAGGTAGCGGAAACATATCTGTACAAATCCCCTAAAGGCCAAACACATTACAGATATAACTTGCCAAAATCGCCCGTTGTACAGTTTGAACCGCAAGGTGAATTACCCTTATCGCCTTATCTGGTAGGTGCGCTAATTGGGGATGGATGTCTTGCGGATAGCCATAGTTCGGTGACATTTACGTCAATGGACAACGAAACCATAGACAGAATTAGAGCGGAGCTTCCTGAGCATTACGAGATAATTCCAACTGCACGATACGACTTTAGAATAAAACACCCGAAAGGCAGGGGGGCAAACAAGAGCGGGACGAAGCTGGAGTTGCTGGATGGGCTTAGGGCGCTTGGTCTTAAAGGTTGCGTATCATTTAACAAATTTATTCCCCAGCAATATTTGTTTTCCGGCGAGAATGAACGCCTTGAATTGTTACGCGGCCTAATGGACACAGACGGGAGCGCATCTTCCGGTAGAACTACTTACCACACCAGTTCTTCTGTTTTAGCGGATGATGTAGTGTTCCTTGTTCGGTCTTTAGGTGGGATGGCGACACTATCAACAAGACCAGACCACAGAGGGTATCGGGACATGTACGTTGTTTACGTGGCGATGCCTGACGGAGTTTCACCGTTTTATCTGTCCAAAAAAACAAACAAGATCAAAAAAAGGAAAAAAAGTTTGAGAAAACTATTGTTCGTGTTGAATCGCTGGAACCTCAAGAGATGCGATGCATATCAATAGATGCATCTGACGGACTTTACATAACAAATGGTTTTTCGGTAACTCATAATTCAGCGTTCCTAGAGAGGCCTGAACTTGTCGAAGCGTCACTTTCACAGACAACAAACTGCAGGATAGACGTGAGCACCCCGCACGGCATGGCTAACCCCTTCGCGGAGAAGCGGCATTCAGGCATGGTGAAGGTGTTTACTTTCCACTGGCGAGACGATCCGCGCAAAGATGATGAATGGTACGCCAAGCAGTGCAACGAACTTGACGCAATTACAATAGCTCAAGAAATCGACATCAACTACCAAGCGTCTGTCGAAGGCGTGCTGATTCCGTCAGAGTGGGCGCAGGCTGCAATTGGCGCACATCGTAAGTTAGGGATTGAGCCTACCGGCAAGAGATCGGGGTCACTCGATGTAGCGGATGAAGGAAAAGATAAAAACGCTTTTGTTTCAGCACACGGCATTGTTATTGAGTCTATACGGATATGGAGCGGCAAAGGGTCAGACATCTACGGAACAGTGGAAAAGGCATTCTCAATATGTGACACGGAGAACCTTGAATCAATGCGATATGATGCCGACGGGCTCGGAGCAGGTGTCAGGGGTGATGCCCGTGTGATAAATGGTAAGAGAAAAACAGCAAAGCAGCATCAGAAGAAAGTCCATCAGTTTCGTGGCTCAGGGGTCGTGCATAACCCGGAAAAAGAGATGATCAAGGGAAGAAAAAACAAGGACATGTTCTTAAACCTGAAAGCTCAGGGGTGGTGGTCTTTACGGGTAAGGTTCCAAAATACTTACCGGGCAGTAGTCGAGGGGATGGACTACAACCCCGATGATCTGATAAGTATAAGCGAAGATATCCCAGCAAATGACCGGCAGACACTACTGAATGAACTGAGCCAGCCGACATACGGATTTAACGATGTTGGCAAGATGAAAATCAACAAAGCACCAAACAGCACGAAATCACCAAACGCAGGCGACTCAGTTATGATACAGTACGCCCCCGGAGTTTCTGCTATTACCGATTACTCAACGATATTGTGAGGAGACCATGAGCATCCCAAAGTTATTCACCGACGGCCTTACCAGCCTGACAAGCAAGCTGGCTAACCGCCGCAACGCCCACGCCACCAACCGGATGACCAGTAGCCGCGTTGACTGGGATGAGCTGAGGGCGATCTATAAGACCGGCGTCGGTAGCAAAATCATCCGCACAAAGTCCGGAATGGCTCTTAACGGCACGCTGCAATTCGAGAGTGAGGGCGATAAAGACTTTTACGAAGCACGATTGCAACAGCACGTCAAGGACGCTTGCAAATACATGCTAGCTTTCGGGCGCGGATTGATAGTAGTCCAAGAGCCAGGGGCAGACATGAGCCAACCTCTTCCGACTATCAATGACTGGGGGAAGGTTCGATTCCAAGTGTTCAGCGGCGACATGGTTTATGTTCAGTCGGTCGAGTACAATCTTAGCAGTCCGAACTATTTCAAACCCAAGGCGTACAGCGTGCGAGGGTTCACTATACACCCGAGCCGCGTTATTGATATGACATACCTCAAACCGGTTGAGTTCGACGCACCCGAATACTTCTTCGGTGGCATTTCTGAGTTTGAGTTGATCCGTAATGAGCTGGTCAGTGATCAGATCGTACAGAGAGCAGTTCCGGCCATGCTTGAAAAATCATCTACAATATTTTACAAGATCAAGGGATTTAAGGATATGCTTGCAGACAAGCAAGAGTCGACCCTGATCCAGTACTTCTCAGAACTTGAAAACCTACGCTCGATCTACGGTGCGGGGATAGTTGACGAAGAGGACGCGATCGAAAGCATCACCCAGTCGCTAACCAATTTGGCCGAGTCGGACATGATAACCCTCCGCCGCCTAGCAATGGTGACAGGTTTATCACTGTCAACGCTGGTCGGAGAACCGCCAAAAGGCCTGAGCGCATCAGGGAAGGTGACAGGCAGGTTGACATGCAGACAATT